TTAACAAATTGTGTGCAAAAATTCTATCGCCAATGCAAGTTATGTTGTTGCAAGAAGCGGCATTAAGTCCAACAGAAAATAGATCAAAACAAATTAATAAAGTTATAGAATCAATTAAAAAACAAAGTCCTGAAAAATTTTTCCACGATACTCCGGAACAAATTGATCCTGCAATGCGTGAAAGAATTTTTTATGATGAGCCGATAGGATTTAAAAGTCCAATTTATAAATATTGTGTTCAAAAATATTTGGGTACGGATCAACTCAAAGAATTTAAACGACGCGACAAAATACTATTGAAAAAATAAGAGGCAATCATGGATACCAAATTATTGGAACAAGGAACAGACGAATGGAAGATGGCGCGTCTTGGTCATGTATCTGCAAGCAACATTGCAGCCGTCATGAGCAAAGGCAAAGACAATTCAGAATCCACAATCAGGCGCAACTATAAAATCAAATTAGTTGCCGAGCGCATGACAGGCAAGCCGCAGGAGTCATACAAAAATGCGGCAATGGAATGGGGAAATGAGCAGGAACCCTTTGCTCGAATGGCATATGAAGCATTGACAGGAACGTTAGTTGATAAAACAGGCTTTTGGAAACATCAAACAAAAGAATGGATAGGGGTATCGCCCGATGGTTTAGTTGGCGATGATGGTTTGATAGAAATCAAGTGCCCAAATACTACAACGCATTTGGAATATATTTTCGATGATGTAACGCCATCGGAATATAGAAAGCAAATCCAAATGCAATTGTGGGTTACAGGTAGAGCGTGGTGCGACTTTGTTAGTTATGATCCGCGTTTGCCTGTGAATAATCAATTATTTATCAAGCGAAATATGCGCGATAACAAATTGATAGCTTTAATGCAGGAAGATGTAGATGTATTTTTAAAAGAGATAGACGCAATCATCAATAAATTGAAAGGAATGTAATCATGGATGACCCAATTCAAAGCAGCATTCAATATTTGATAGAAACTGGATGGACTGAGGAACAGGCGAAAAATTTAATCAAAGCGATTAATGACCCATCAGCAGAAAGATTATGGGAAATTGCTCCCAAGTGGATTGAGCATTGTGGCGAAACCAAATTTTATGTAACCGGGATGCTTGATTCGGTTGCGATGGGTTTGGTAAGTGTTTCAATGAACGAAGAAGGCGAATGGATGTTTGCTTTGAATGACAAAGGTTTGGGCGTTGGCAAAACATTGCAAGGAGGTATGTAATTATGGCATCAATAAATAAATTCATTGGCATTGGTAATGTAGGCAAAGACCCTGAAGTTAGAGTCACGCAATCTGGAGACGTGGTAGTCAATATGTCCATTGCCATTACAGAAAAGTACAAGGCAAAGGATGGCACTCAAAAAGAAGTGACCGAATGGGTGCGTCTTGTTTTCTTTGGCAAGCTGGCTGAGATCGTGCAGCAATACATTACCAAAGGGATGCAGATTTACGTTGAAGGTAAATTGAAAACAGAAAAGTATGACAAGGATGGTCAAACGCATTATGTGACCAAAGTTGTTGGCGAGAAAATGCAAATGCTTGGAAGCAAAAGCGATAAACCAAGAGCAGAAACAAAACAGTCTATGCCGCAACCTTCAGAATTTGATATTCCGCTTGACGATGATATTCCATTCTAGTTAATATCAACTGGCAACTTTCCTTCGGCTGTTCTTCGGAGGCGACAATAGTTCTCGGCACAACTGAAAACTGCCGCAGGCTCCCTCCTGCTCCTTTCGTGATTGTCGCCTCCTCCTTTTCCTGTTTTTTGCGTGACTAAGCACGCTAAATCATGTTTAAATTGTTATTAAAATGTTAATAAAAAAAGTTTATTAAATAAATTTGAGTCTGTGTAATAATACTTATGTAGTACATATAAGTTATTTTTTTGATAATACTCTCACGAAAGGGGATCATCATGTTACAAGCACAAATTCGCAATACCATTCGCGGTGAATTCATCAAGCGTAATGAAGCAGCAAAGACCGTTTACATTCGTGGCGAATATATCCGCGAGAAAAAAGCGTTTGAATGTCGTTCGTTTGATGACATCAATAAATTCATTTACATCAAAGCAGATAAAACCGTTTTTGTTGATTTCGAATTTTAAGGAGAACGACATGCAGCAACCAATTTTAAAAGTTAACTACACGATCGATATGGAATGTGATTGGAGTGTTGATTATGCTTACAAGGGTTATGGTTTTGCAATTAAACGTCCAGATGGAGGAACAGTTTGTACATTGCCTAATGGTTTACGATCTGAAGAAAAAGCGTTGGCGTATTTAGTAAGTGCCGCGCCTGACATGCTTAAATTGTTGGAAGCAATTTGGGGCAATGAAAAAGCAATGAAGCATATTCCATACGATCAAGCAGTTGAAATTGCAGAAGTAATTGCGAAAGCAAGAGGAGAATTTGATGCGTAATTTTTTGGCGGCGTTTCTTTCCATTGCATTCGCAGCATGGCTCGGAGCCGTATTTGCGTTTGCAATGATGGACACCAATTTCACCGAATGGCTCGGTGAGTTTCAGCAGTACTACTTCACGAAAGGAGAATGACATGGGACTGGATATGTATCTTGAATTGAATCGTCATGTTTCCAAGTATTCGGGCGATGATGAGGAAACCATTGAAGCTATTAAGACGTTAGGAGGACGCGATTTGGAACCGTCTAGCATCACATATCGTGCAGCGTATTGGCGTAAAGCGAACCAGATTCATAAATGGTTCGTAGACAACATTCAATGCGGTAATGATGATTGTGGTCGGTATTACGTCAGCCGTGATGATCTGCAAAATCTCATCAATGTTTGTAAGGAGGTTCAAGCAGATTATTCAAAGGTAGGAAAGTTATTGCCTCCATCCGAGGGATTTTTCTTTGGATCGCAAGATATAGATAGTGGATACTGGCATGACATTCTTATCACGATTGAGCAGTTAGAAAAAGCATTGAAGGTTTCTACTGGTCACGATTATTTTGAATATCACGCATCTTGGTAATTTTTTTGTTCACACGAAAGGAGCAATAACATGGCACACGAACTCACCATTCGCGCAGATGGTTTTGTAGAGATGGCATTTGTTGGACAGACACCTTGGCATGGCCTTGGTCAATCGCTTGATCAGGATGCCGACATGGAAACGTGGCGCAAGGCAGCAGGTATGGATTGGACAATTGAGTCAGCGCCTGCAATCTATACGCCAGACGGTCAGAACGTTTGTACATTTCCCGAGCGATTCATTCAATATCGCAGCGATACTCTGGCTCCATTGAGCATGGTGTCAGGACGTTATAAGCCTGTGCAACCCAGCCAAGTATTGGATTTTTTCAATGAGTTGGTTCAAGAGCATGGGTTCAAATTGCATACCGCTGGAACATTGTTTGGCGGCAAACGCTTGTGGGCATTGGCTGAGACAGGCAAGTTTGGCGAGGTCACGAAAGGAGATGGTGTTGGCGGGTTCTTATTGCTGTCCACCTCATGCGACAAAACTTTGGCAACGACTGCCCGATTCACTACGGTGCGGGTGGTGTGCAATAATACATTAAGCATGGCAACAAAACGAGGCGAAGCAATATCATTTACTCATTTGACTGCATGGGACGCAGAAAAAATGAGGGATAAGATTGCAGCACAAGTTGAATCGTTTGGAACATTTATGGAAATGGCAAAACATTTAAAAAAGCAAAAATGTAATGCCGAAGCAGCCGCCAATTTTATGAAGGGATTGCTTTTTACTTCTCAGGAATTGGCAACTATGGAGTCTGCGTATTTAGAAAAGTATCGCCCTTATAAGCGCATTCTTGAATTATTTAATAGGGAGGCTAAAGGGTCGGAATTGCCTAGTGTTATGGGAACCAAATGGGGATTATTGAATAGCATTACTGAATATTTTGATCATCATAGCCCAGCCAGATCAGATGATGCTCGATTAAATAATACTTGGTTTGGTGCGGGTAATGATATTAAAACAAAAGCAGTAGAATTACTTTCCGCTTGACATAATACTCAGCACTCAGTAATACTAACCTCCGGATAAACACCGGAGGTTTTTTTATGCCCAAAGCAACTGTAACTATCAAAGCAATTTTTCAAGATAATTCACAATCAATGACAATGGCAGATATATTAGCTATTGCTCCTGAATTAAAAAAAAATGAAATTAGCATGGCACTTTGTCACTTGCTTAAACAAGGCAAGTTGACCAGAGTTAAAACTCAACGCTCAAGTACTAGAGGCAGAAAAGAAGTATGGCAATATGCAGCAGTGTGAATTTTGTATTTCTGCTAAATGTGCAGGTGGCAAATATAATTTTTCTTGTGCTGGGTGTAGAGAAAGAGTATTGATGGATGAGCCATGCAAACTTGCGCGGAAAGCGTTGGCATCAAGAATTATATTGTGGGGTGAAATTCCTGATTGGCAGCGTGACCCGTCTTGTGGATGTATAAATCGATGCAAAAGAAAGCAAATCGCAGAAGCGGCTCAAACAGAAATAAATATTACAAAGCAAAGGAAATATGATGCCTATAAGTAAAAAATCAGATGGATGGTATTGGGGTAGCAAAGGGCCATTTGCTACAAAGCAAAAGGCAATTGATGTTGGACGTGCGACTCATGCGTCCGGATTTAAGGAGGAAGAAATGCCAGAACAATCAGCCATTACATTTGCATCATATATGCTGCACTCAATTACCTGCGCTCATATATTGCATCTCAAAACAAAGTCATATGCTGCACATATTGCATTGGGTGAGTATTATGAGCAAGTCGAAGATTTGATTGACGCTTGGATTGAATCGTATCAAGGCAAGTATGGGGTGATAGAAAAGTATGACGATTCATTTGAGCAGCATGATGATGCTTTGCAATACATGAGAATGATGAGCGATTGGTTGCAAACTATTCGTAAAGTATTGCCTGCCGATACTGAATTGCAAAATATCTTAGATGAGATTGCTGCATTGATAGATCGCACAATTTATAAACTTAGTCGATTTCAATAAATCAAGGGGAATATATGACACAACTTG